CAAATAGATAATAAATGTAGTGCAGGTAATTTTTTTTAAATGGCTATATGCCCCTTAGGTAGGCTTGGTTTTAGATTTGATGGCAAAGATGGGTTAAAATTGCTAGGGAGTAGGTTGTATAATATTCTTAAATACAACTTATAAAAGCTATTGACATATTGATACAACTTGTTATATAATCAGTTCATACAGATTGGTTCTGTTAGTGTTAAAGACCATTGGGACTTCGTCTAGGGCGTTACGTTTGGGGATTGCTTAAGCAAGGCATCAAGCCAACAACCATAAATTTGTAGCAGTTTTTGGTCTGCTACACCATCTCAAAGAGTGTTTTTAACCTCAATATATTACTTTTAGTCATATTCGTTTTTACTATTTTTATATCATTTTTGTTTGTACGTTTTTTAAATATTATAGATTTAATTGGTTTACCAGTTTTTTCATCTGTCACATTACTTCTATCGATAAAATAAAACTTTTCAAGAAGCATAGGTAAATCTTTTATCAGATAAACATCTTTTCCATGCTCTTTATATATATGTCTAATCTCTCTACTTCTGATAACAAACTTATAACCAGTGAGGTCTATAAACTTTAGCTTGTAAGCTTTTTGAATAGTTCTTGCAGATACTTTAAAGGTTACTTCTTTATTAAGTTGATTATCTGCTAAAGATTTTTTTATAAAACAATCTAGTATATCTTCAAAGCTCACTAACTATCCCCTTGTTTATTTCCAGCCATTACCATTGATGCAATCAATAATTTTATTTTTATCTTCTTCTGTTGGCTTAAAATTTATGTTTTGAAGATGTTTATATATTTTTTCTATATCAGAACTAGAGCATTTATTGATTTGTGTTATCTCTTTTTGTATTGCTGAAGCAATTTTTGTGAGTTTTATCGTTTGTTCGACATTATGAGTGCGTTTATACTGAAGAACTGCTAGTTCTTTGTAGTCTGGGTTTATTTCGCTAAATATTTTCTCTAGTGCAAGTTCATATACATTTTCTATATTAAATACTTTATGTCTTATTTGTTCATATGAATCTGCTTTGATATAGTTTTCTAGCCAAGATTTTACCCATCCAGGTACTGGTTTTTTTTCATCATGCCAATTGCTAACTGCTCCATATGATAGACCTGTCATATTTGCAAACTCTTGTCTTGAGAGTCCAATATCTTTTAAAGTTTTATCAAATTCTTGTTTTTTCATCGTTTGTAACCCTTAAAATAGACTTTCTTCCCTAAAGGTCAAAAAGTATTTATAATCTATGATTAATTTATTATACAAAAAATTAACTAATGATTATATAAAGACTTGACATAATTAATAATTTATGTAATAATTTGTAATATATTTAATCAAAGGTTAAGAAAATGAAAGCATTAGTCAAAATAAAAAGTGAAGTAGTTGGTTGTGAACTTGTTAATTCTGTAAATGCAAGAGATTTACATAAAGCTTTAGATATAACTAAAGAATTCGCAACTTGGATTAAAACTCAAATAGATAGAGCTGGACTTGAAGATAATATTGATTTTATTATACTTACTAAAAAAAGTGCTGGACGACCAACAAAAGAGTACATAATAACAGCAGATGCCTCAAAACATATATCTATGATGAGTCGTGGTAAAAAAGCAAAAGAGGTTCGTAACTACTTCATCCAAATAGAAAAAGAGTATAAAAAATCTTTAGAAACCTCTCAAGCATTCATAGCTGGTGGTTATAAGTCTCAGATTTCTCAGAAAAATAAACAGATTGAAGAGTTGAAAAATGATAAGTATATATTTATGAACGATGCGCAGCTTCATAATAACTTCTTAGATTTTTTGTATCAAGCTAACAAAGCTACTGCTGAAGTAGGGTTACTCTCTCAAAAACATCCAAAGTCAAAAAATTTAAGTGATGGACACAAAAGTATGAGTAATTTTTTACTTTTTATGACTAAACGCTATGAAAATGTACGCGGAATAGATAAATATAAATAAAATTGGTGTACCTCATACAGGTCTACCAAAAACACTACCCTCCCTTTAATTGTCAAAATAAGTCAAAATACATCATAATTTAAAAAAAGGTGTTTTTTATGGCTCAGACATTAGGTCAAAGATTAGAAAGTATTAACTCTAAAATTGACAAAGCTGAAACTGCACAAAGTTATGGGCAGGGTGATAACAATATTACTCGTGGTAATTTAAGTAGTATGTATCAAGAACGCGACCGCATTGAAGCTAAAATAGAAACTTATGGTGCAAATTACATCATAGGACAAAACACTACTCCAAAAAAAGCGTTTGCACATGTTTCGTTCACTTAACCCTTTTAAACTTTTTTCAAAGCCATCTAAAAAGAGAGGTTTTTATGAGGGTGGTAAAAAAACACTAGCAAACCGTGACTTTTGGAATGCAAACTCATCTTTTGAAGAAACAGCAACAGCAGACCGAGACACTCTAAGAGCTAGAGCTAGATGGTTGCATGAAAACAATCCTATCATGGCTAACATCGACAAAGCGATTATCAATAATGTTGTAGGCGCAGGGATAGGTTTACAATCAAAAACAGGCAATAAAAAGTTAGATGATCTTATTGAAAAAAGATTTAAAGCATGGTCTGAGTCTTGTGATATTACAGGTCGTTTAAACTTTGCAGATTTTCAAAGACTAGTGATAGAGAGTCGCATGGTTGATGGTGAAGTGTTTATCTATAAAAAAATCACAAATGATGGTCTAAAGCTTCAACTAATAGAAGCGGATGCATTAGATTCATACCAAGGTACAAGCGGAATAGAGCTTGACAAAGATGGTAAACCAGTTAAATACTTCTTTAAAATAAACAACAAAAGCATAACTGTACCAGCTGAACATATCATCAACTATTATCGCATTGAGAGACCTACTCAGTATCGTGGCATCAGTGAATATAAACAAGCAGTATTGGACATTAAGAACTTTTCAGCTTATCAAAGTGCAACAGTTAGAAATGCTCGTGCCAATGCAGAGATAGCATACACGATAGAAACAGAGAGACCAACAGGTACATTTGGCTCAGTTGCTGATGAGGGTACTGGTGATGAGCTACAAGAGATTAATGGATTAATGGTTTACTATCTTCGCCCTGGTGAAAAAGCAACTAAACATAAAAACGACATGGGAAGTGGCTACAAGGACTTTATAACTTCAACAGTAAGGATGATAGCGACTGCTAGAAATATCTCTTATGAGTTGGCTTTTAGAGACTACTCACAAGTTAACTTTGCATCTTCGAGAGCTTCACTAATTCAAGATAATAAAAGATTTGATTATGAACAAAATCATATAAAAAGTTATGTACTCAATCAAATTTTTAACGAGTGGATAGAGATAGAAGTCTCAAGTGGTTCATTACCAATAAATATTACTAAATGGATGAAAGACAAAACTCAGTTCATTGTTCCAAGATGGAGTTTTCCAAAACGAGAATGGGTTAATCCTCAGCAAGATATGAAAGCTATAGAGAAAGAGATAGAACTAAATCTTACAACTATGAGTGACTTAGCTCATGAGCGTGGTTTAGATTTCGAGGAAGTATTGAAAACAAAACAAAAAGAGAAAGAACTGCTTAATAAGTATGGACTTCAAAACAAGGAGGGTAATAATGCCTAAGGCAATGAAAAAAAATGAGGCTTTAAATGGTGTGGTCCACTCACGCAAAGCCACACTAGTTAAAAGTGAAGAGATAAAAGACTCACTTACTTTTGTGATGGTTTCAGAACAAAATGAGGGGACGCGATACAGTTGGGATATGGGTGAGTTCGTAGAACGCTTAGATATAAGCGGTGCGAACATGGATAGGCTAAATACCTTTTTTAAAAATCACAATAGAGATGTAGATGCTGCCATAGGGCGAGTGGAGAATAAAAGATTGGATGGGACATCTCTATTGGCTGATGTGGTTTTTGATAAATCTGGTGAAGACATTAAACGCAAGTTTGAGAATGGCACTTTAACAGATGTATCTATAGGCTACTCAATCAATAAGTATGAGGTAGAGGAGCGAAAGGGTGAGCCTGATATGGTGACTGTAACTGACTTTGATATTTTCGAGTTAAGTGCAGTTGGTATTGGGTTTGATCAAGGAGCAAAATATACAGGGAGAGAGTCCCAACAAACAGAGCAAGGAGAAATAATGCTTAAAGAATTAATGGAGCGTTTAGCAAAACTTGAGGGTAAATCTAAACGCAGTGATGAAGAAAACACAGAGATTAGAAGTTTACAATCTCAAATCAATGCAGAGCGTGAAAAGGAAACAGCAGCGCTAAAAGCTGAAAACTTAGAGTTATCACGAAAACAAGAGATTATTAATATTGCAAAATCTTACAATCCTAGTGATACACTCCGCACACAGTTTGAAGAAAAAGGGACAGGTTCTGAGTTTATGAGAGCTATCCTTGATGAGAGAGCGTCAACTCAACCAAGTGTTCCTGCAACAGTTGCTGGTGATGATAACAAAAGAGCAGATATGCTTGATGCTATGAGTGATGCTATAGCACTTCGTTCTGGTGCAACCCTTAGCAATCCACATAAGGATGTAGCTGAGTTTAGAGGTGCATCTATCTTAGATATGGCTAAAAGAGTAACAGACTCAGGTGGATATGACCGTAACACTATCGCTTCACGCGCTATGAGTACCTCTGACTTTCCACAGCTTCTTATCAATGCTGGTAACCGTATTTTAGAACAGTCTTTTGATGAACAAAGTTCTACATACCAAGGGTGGGTAAAAGAGGTAGATGTAGCTGACTTTAGAACCATGACAGATATTACTATGGGTAATACTGGTGTTTTAAGTGAGATTCAAGAAAATGGTGAGTTTAAAGAGAAACAAATCACAGAAGCTAGTGAAGATTGGAAAATCAAAAGCTATGGTGCTGAGTTTATCTTAACACGCCAGATGATTATCAATGATGACTTAGGCGCTTTTACATCACTTCAAAATGAGTTTGGAAGGATGGCAAAAAGAACAGCAAATAAGCTCACTTATAACATGCTTCAAAGAACTGGTGCATTTTCATCTTACAAGATGAAAGATGGTAAGCCTATCTTTGATAGTGCTCATAAAAATCTAGGTACAGCAGCTAAACTTAATGCTACTTCACTAGAAGCTGCAAGAACAGCCATTAGACGCCAAAAGTCAGCAAATGGTAATGCACTTAACATCATGCCTAAGTATCTTATCATTGCACCAGAACAAGAGATAACAGCTCGTACACTTCTATCTTCAGTTGCAAGTACAGAGGCAAACACAAACGCTGGTGTGATAAACCCTTTTTACAACATGTTGCAAATCATCGTGGATGCAGAGCTTCCTAGTGGTGCATGGTACTTAGCAGGGGATAGCAGAACGCTAAAAGTTGGTTATCTCTCAGGTTCAGGTCGTCGTCCAATCGTACAAATAGACACACAAAGTCTTACTCGTACAGTATTTAAAGGTGTCTTTGACTTCGGTGTTATGGCTGAAGACCATAGAGCACTTTACAAAACTCCAGGAGTATAATCATGGCAAAAAAAGCTATAAAAATTCAAACAGGAAATGTTGTTGACTATACAGCTACAGCAGTTATTGCAAATGGTGATGTAATCGAATTAACAGATCGTATCGGTGTTGCTCAAGGCAATGCTGAAATTGGTGAAGTGGTTGCACTTGATTTAGTTGGTGTGTATGACATCGTTGCTGCAGATGCAGATGCAATTGCTTTTGGTGATAAGGTTTATTATGACGCAGCAGGTGGGAATATCACAACTGCAACAGACAGCGTTGGTGATGGAACTGGAACGGCATACACTCCTGCTGGTATTGCAATCAGCACAAAAGCTGGTGCAACTGCTGGTAATGTATGGGTTAGAATCGGATAAGCATGAGCTTTAAGCAGATACTCCAAGATGATTTAGATGTGTTTTATAACTCTGATGAGTTTGGAGTACCTGCTGTATTTAACGCTAAAGAGATAGTTATTTCATTTTTAGAAGATGAAGAGATATCAGGTAGTGAACAAACGATTATAAGTGCTAAAAGTAGTGATGTTGTTGGTGTTGATGTTGGTAGCATTATTTCAATAGATGGTATTGAATACAAAGTTACAAATTTTGATGACAAAGACAGTACTAAGTTAGAGCAACTTATAGCAATTATAGAGGTTTAAAATGACTGAAATACAAGCGATTGATTATATTAAAACAGAAGTTAGTAAAACTATTAGTGGTTTTCACATAGATGTAATCTCTCGTAAATATGACGGTATGTCAACTTATGACGCAACGATAGCAGTCATTTTAAAAGATGATGTGATCATCCCTCAAACACTTCTTGATATTTACAACAAAATTAAAAATGATTCATTAGATATAGAAGTCGTTGGTACTTCAAAAGACATAAAAGACTTGAAGTTTGAAGTGCTAACACTCCAAGCGACAATAATAATAGGAGAATAAGAAAATGGCATTAATAGATACTAAAAAAAATAGCGTGTTATTTAAGTATGGTGGTTTACCAGTTGCAACAAATGTAGTGAATATAGAGGACAATGTCCTTATATCACCAGATATTAAGCAAAATGATTTTAAAGAGTTTGATGGTCAGATAGGCAATACTCAAAGTTATATAGATGATGAGCATACAACTGCTGATTTTACAATCAAAGCAAAATTGCGTGGAAACGATAAAACTGGTGCAGCACCAGATACACCACCAGCAATTGCAGACTTGCTAAAAGCTAGTGGACTAAGTGAAACTATAACAGCAACAAGTGATGTAACTTACACACCTAATCATGGAGTTATTACACCATCACAAGCACTTGTGTATATGGATGGTCGTAAGCGTTTGGTAGATGGCATAGTATGTGACTTTAAACTTAGTGGTGAGGTTGGAAGCCCTGCGATGGTAGAGTTCTCAGCTAAAGGTTATACAGACATAGCAGATGTAGTTGAGGCAAACCCAACTGTAACACTAGACAAAGAAGCGTTGATAATCGTAAACAAAGTAAGTGCTATCACAGAAGATGGGACTACATTTGATTTAAAATCATTTGACTTTTCTTTAAATAATGAGATTATAGATATCTATGCAGTTAACTTAGCAAGGTTTGAAAGAGTTGATTTTGACCCAAAAATATCTTTAACAGGGTATAGAGACTCAGCTGATAGTAACTCTTGGACAGATTTAGCTGCACAAGCTTTAAAAACTATCATCATTACATTGGGAACTGGTGCAGGAAAAACTGTAACACTCACTATTGATAGTGCTATACCACTTACAAACAGTGAGAGTGATGATAGTGGAAAATTAAGTATTACAAAAGAGTACAGATGTGTAAAAGACGCTACAAGTTCAAACCATTTTGAGTTGAAGTTCTCCTAAAGGAAGATTATGAAAATTAAACTAGACAAAAACAATAGAAAATTTATAGATGTTGAAGTTGAGATTGATGATGAAAAAACATCTTTGAAATTTTATGAAAAAAACACTAAACAGATAGATGCTATTAGAGAATTAGCAAAAGATGATAGTGTAAAAATGGTTAAGTTTGAAGAACTAAATAAAGAACAATTTTTTGAAAACTTAATAGGTGATAAGACTGTCATAAAAAAAATAATTAAATTTTATGATGAAAACGGCAATATTTATGAATTTATAGAGCAGTGTAACTCAGAGCTGGGAAAGCTAAAAAAGAGAGACTAGAGTCTCTTTTTGAGTGGTGTAAACAAAATTCAAAAGGTGTTGGCGAGCTAGACTTGTCAAAAGAAGAAAAAGAGGAGATGCAAGAAAATGAACTATCAAACACAATCTTTTATGATGATGATGTCGAACTTTATAATCTCACTCGTGTATTTCTTCAAATACCCTTTGATTACTCAGGTATGGGTGGGGCTATTGGCAAAAAGTATGAAGCTGTTAAAGACTTTTTGGAGTGGAATGAGCTTGATGTTAAAGAGTGGACACCTATTGTTTTACAGATGGGGATTGCTTGGATTAATGAAAAACATGATTAGTTATGAGAATATTTTTAGCACTAGCAAAAATAGAAAAAATGCTATCCAAGGGAGTGTAAATATGATAAGAGCGTATTTAAGATACTCTAAAAATAGATTTAAATTATTGTTCATCGGATTATTATAATGAAAAATGAATTAAAAATCAAGATAGGTACATCTTATAGATCAAATGGTATAAGAAATGCATCCAAAGATTTTAACAAATTAACAAACTCTATAAATAAAAGTGCTGCAGCTACAAAAAAATACCAAGATAGAATGAAGATGATGGCTCATATTTCTACTGGGTATTATGCAGTTACAAAATCTTTAGGGTATTTAAACTCAACTATAGGTGAGTTTATAGAACTCTCAAAGGTTCAACAACAAGCAGAATCTAAACTAGAAGCTACTCTTAAAGCAACTGGATATGCATCTGGTTTTACTGCAGATGAACTTAAAAAGTATGCAAGTGAACTTCAAAATGTTACACTTTATGGTGATGAAGCAACATTAGGTATGATGAGTATTTTAAATACTTTTAAGTCTATTAGTGGCGATACTTATAAAAGAACTGTAGGAGCTATTATGGATGTAGCTTCTGTTATGGGACAGGACTTAAACTCATCTGCAGTACAACTAGGAAAGGCACTAAATGACCCAAAATTAGGCTTAAGTGCATTAAGTAGAGTTGGAATACAGTTTAGTGATGAACAAAAAAAACTTATAAACTCCTTTGTTGAGACAAATAATATAACAGCAGCACAAGCTATAATCTTAGATGAGTTAGAAGCACAGTTTGGTGGAACTAGTGAAGCTATGGCAAAGTTATCTAGCGGTGAACTTATACAGTTATCAAATCAATTTGGAGATTTTAAAGAGGTCCTAGGTGATGTTATAACCGATACTCTCTCAGCTTCTGGTTCTTTAAGTGCTATGAGTAGTAGTATAGACTTTGTGTCACAAAATTTAGCAGGTATTCGTAATCTAGGAGTTGGTATAGCTGGAACTTATGCTGCTATGAAGATACTAAATATCTCTCAAAGCACATACAACACCTTAGTAACATCAGCTAAACCAAAACTGAATGCTTATGGTGCACAGATACAAACAGTGACAAAAGCAACTAGATTGCAATCAATCGCTACAAAAAGCTTATCTGCATCTATGAGGGCACTTCCACATTTAGCTTTAATAAGTGGTCTTACTTTCCTTGCATCTAAATTATTTGAGACTAGAAAAGAGATTGACTACTTAACTGGTAGTTTTAACAATGCTACTCTAAAAGCTAAAGAATTTTCACAAGTTCAAGCAAGGCTAGAGTTAAAGAAACTTACAGAAGTACAAATAAAAAACCGTGAAGAGTATGCACAGTTTTTCAATAGCATTAGATTTGAAGATGATAGATACAGTGATGAAAATCAAGCAAAATTACAAACGCTAAAAGATAAGATATTTGAAGCTTCAAAGGCTATAAAAGAGTTAAAAAAAATAGCAAATGAACCTATAAAAACAATAGATGTAGACAACATTGTAACAGGTGCTGGCAATGAAATAAAAGACTTTAAAGAGACTTTATCTTCTCTTGATGGCTCAGCATTCAATGACTTAAACAAAATGAGTTTAGAGATTTACAAAAACTTTCAAAAAACTAATAAAGAACTAGCAAAGACTATGAAAACACCTGGTGCATTTGCAGGGTATGAACAAATAGTAGCAAATGACAAAGCTACTCATGCTAGATACATAAAAAGCCTAAGAGAGTTCTATGATAATAGCGATGGTTTTTTTGATGAAAAGAAAGTGCTAAACTCTTGGGACAATATCTCAGATGGATGGAGTGACAATATCTCCATGACATTTGCAAATGGAATCCAAGACGCACTAGATGGTGATTTTGATTTTGGAGATCTAGCTAGTGCATTTTCATCGACAATAGGTAATTCCATGTTACAAAGTGGGATGAACGCTGGGATGAAAAACATGGGCAATGGACTAAGCTTTGGTGCTGGTAACTTTGCAACTATGGGAGCTGGGTTTGGTTTATCTGCCTTAGCTGCCGTGATTAGTAAAAAAGCTCCAGCAGCGACAGACCCCTATGAGATGTCAAAAAAAAGTTTTGACACATTTATAAGTGGTTTAAATAAAGCAAGTAAAGCCTTAGAAAATTTCGGAAATGTTGGAAGTTCTATTGATAATCAAATAACAAGCTTAGAAAAAAATATAGCAAAATATAGCAAACCAGCAAATGCAAAATATGGCTCTCATAAGATATGGGACTTAGGGGGGACTGGAGCTTTTGGTGTAACTTCTGAAATAAGAACAGCAAAATATGATGGTCAAACATTTTCTATTAGTAATGAAGCCGAATACCCTCAAAAAAAATTAGAAAAACAAGTAGAAGATTATAGAAAATCTATGTTAGCGTCTTATAATGATAAGCTAGGAAGCGTTCTTAGTTCTTCTATGGCTGATTCTCTTGACTATTCATTATTAAGCTTGAAACAGTTGCAAGGTCTTACAGCAGGTATAGATATTCCTAAGATGAAAGAGTATGATAAAGAACTAAATAATATAGCATTATCTATGAAAAACGGTGCTGATGTAGCTGACTATCAAACAAAGATAATGTCAATACTTGGCGATGAGTCATACAAAGCATATAAAGACTACGGCGAAGCACTAGACTTGATAAATAAAAAACTAAAAGAATCAACCGATCGTCTAAAAAGTGCTTTAGGAAGTGTTGGAAGTTCTATAGATTCTATTCTATCATCATTAAATGCAAATTTATCAACTCCTAATATCGATAAATTTAATGCAACATTAGATGATGTTAGAAATTTTAACGGCACTCAAAATGATTTAGATGAACTCTTAGGGGCTTTGTCTTTAAACTCATCAGCACTTTTAGATAGTTCAAATTTTTTGAACCAGTACGACATGAAGTTTGCACAAAGTCGTGCTAAAAATGAACTAGAAAATATTAACTCTATAATTAACGAACAGACCACTGACCCAGTAACTCAAGCTATTATGGATTTGAAGTCCGTGTTTGATGGTGTAGTTGATGTCAATATGGCATCTATCTCTGAGCTTGCGGCTAAAGATATAGCCTCTTTACAGCTGAACGAAGATGGAACAATTAAACATTTGCAAGGTATTTATGACACTAACGGAAAATTAACAGGAGGAAATTTAGTTGATGGTACAGGTAATATAACTGGAACTATTGCTCCATCATTTCAAGGTTATGCTACAGGTGGCTACACAGGCAATGGTGGTGTAAATGATATAGCTGGTTTTGTGCATGGTAGGGAGTATGTTGTAAATGCGCAGACTACTAAAGACTTAGGTCTTAACAACAGTGCTGGAGTTTTTAAAGAAATTTTGAATGAGATGAAAGCACAGACTGAAGTCATAAGTAAACAAGCAAATGAAATCCGTACATTACGAAAAGAGACTCAAGACCATACTCAAATATTAAATGATATAGAGGCGGCATCATGATAATAGCACCAAGAGATATACCAAACATCATAAGCTCAAATATAGCAGAAATAGAGTCTGGTACTGCTGTGTGGGATAATGCTACTGCATTTGTTGTAGGTGATGAAGTACAACTCAATGCACCAACACATCGAAAATATAAATGTGTACTAGACAACACAAATGAAAACCCACTAAATAATCAAAAGTACTGGATAGATATAGGCACTACTAACTACTACAAAGCTTTTGATGAACTAGCTAGTTCTAAGTGTGTAAATGCATTACAAATCAACTATAAATTTAGTGTCTCTGATGTAGATCTGTTTATGCTCGAAGGTGTAAGAGCCCAGAGTATTCGCATAGTTGTTACAAACGAAGACACTAGCGTTGTTTTGCTAGACACTACAGATGGCTTGACATCAAGAGAGGTTTTTGATTGGCATGATTGGACATACGCTCCAACTGAGAGTGTATCTTCATACTTCAGATTATTGCCAATGGCTTTTAATGCTTCTATTGAGATCTGGATAGATAGTGTAGGTGATGTAGAAGTAGGTCACATTGTATTTGGTAGGAGTAGAGGTTTTGGGCTGACGCTTGCAGACCCTGCACCAGTTACATCAAGACGAAGTTTAACACAGAAGTCTCGTGATGAATGGGGTAACATCATCACAAGAAGAAAAGCAAGATATAAGCGTATGACTATAAATACACTCATAGACTCAAGTGCTGTGGACATGATAGAAAATAGGCTCGAAGAGATAGTAGATACTCCATGTATATTTGTTGGTGATGAAAGTGATGGCGGTTACAAGTCACTTCTTATATATGGGGAGTTAAGGGACCACGATATGCCAATAGGCACGAGCAAAACTCAATATCAACTTGATGTTGAGGGATATATTTAAAAAAAGGACAATTATGGCAACAATATCAACAGTTACAAGTATTGATGAAACACGAATACCAGTTGAGGGTAGTGCAACACTTAGAGCAGATGCATCGTATGTGTGGTCAGCACTTCCAACTTCTATCACTACTATGAATACAGCGATAGGTATGATGAATGCAGAGATTAAAAAAGTAAATCAAGATGCACTCCAAGTCTCTATAGACAAAGCAGCAACTCTTGAAGCTAAAAATGAAGCGGTGTTAGCCAAGAATGAAATACAAGGTTATGTAATACCGACAGAGGCTACATATAGCCCATCAGAAATAGATGCTAAAGTTGGTGTTTTTTCAAATCAAAATACTGCACTAGATATAAGAGTCTATGCAAATGAAAACAAAGCAATGATAAACCCTATTGTGTTTAATAGTTTAACTATTGAATCAAATGGTGTTTTTAAATTAATTTAAGGAGTAAGAGATGGCACAAATAGGTGTTGACGCAAATGGTATA